AGATCAGATTTTCTTCCTCTAGTTGGGCATTCCTTTTTTGTAATTCTTGAATCTGTTTAGCAGTCAACACCGTATTATCTTCAAGACGCACTTGAGAATACTGCTTAATCCATTTTGCAAGTGCAGAAGAAGATACCCCATAATCTTTACAGAGTTCAGTTTGTGTTTTACCAGTTTGATAGAGATTAACGAGAGATTGTTTGAAATCCTCGTCGTAACGTTTAAAACCTGACATAAAAGTCCTTTCTTTTTTGTGTCTTAATAGACAGATTATAACACACAATTTTCTGTCCACTTTTATAGTATAGCTCCAAGGGTCAAAAAGATCAGGCACAAAAAACTATGAACAGTTTAAGAGATGTGGAACGTAATTTGAAATCTAAAAATGTAACTTTACCTGGGAAAGTATCTGCTCAAAATACTTTAAATAGTTTACATGATGTTACTCGTAATTTGAAAGCCGCTAATAGAACACAACCGGGTAAAAATTCGGCGCAAGCTACAATTAATAGTACGCAAGGGAAAACAGCTTCTATTACAGCTAGTAATAATACGAGCAGTGGGGTTGCAAGTGCACAGAACACTTTAAATACGATTCCAGATAAGAAAACAACGGTTTGGGATTTTGTAGCAAATATTCCTAATAGCATTAAGAAAATTTTGCATCTTAAAACGGGTACACCGTACCACCCTGGTGGTTTAGCGATGGTCAATGACCAAAAAGGACCTACATATAAAGAGCTAGTTACTCTTCCTAATGGTGTTAGTTTTGTTCCTCAAGGACGAGATGTCGTATTGCCTTTGCCTAAAGGTTCTAAGGTATTGAAGGCGAGTCAAACAGCAAAGTTAATTCCTAAATATGAAAGTGGTACAAGAGTACCAACTAATGCAAAATTTTTGCGAGATATTAGGCAAACTAGTCAAATTATTGAAGTTCGACAAAAGCAAGTTTTTACAAACGAGGGCAACAAAGAACAACTTAATTCGATCATCCAGTTACTGGAGAGATTAGTAGATAAAAAAACGGATACTATTAATTTATATGGAAAAGAACGTAATATGACTGCAAGAGAATCACAGAAAATGATGGATGAATTTTTAAGGCAAGCAGCACAATCATTTTTAAATAATTAGGAGAAGTCATGGGACTATTATTAAAAGAAGATATAAAAATACAAAGAGTTGGAGCTATAAATCAATTTGGAGATACTCTTTATGAAGAACCATTTGTAATTGATGGTGTTGAAATTGAGAGATTCCCACTATTTTTAGTTGATAATGGTCAAAGGGTTAAAAGGCAGAGAGCTAAAGTCACTATTTTTTCTTCTAAGGATTATTCTAAAAAGAACTTATTACATGCTCGAGTTACTGATGAGGATTGTAGAATATATTTTATTATTAAGGTTTGTCCCCGAAAAAACGATGAGGACAATATAATAAGAACAGAGATTATACTTGAAGAGGAAGGGGGAGGAGATGACAATTGAAAATGAAAAAATAACATATGTTAATGAGATTGGAGATATGGTTATTTTTGAAAGTAAGAAGCCTTATGTTCTTTTGGAGAAAAAAGGGTTTGGAGGTTCATCAAATACTATTACAAGTCAGAAAGTATATGGTATTGACGGTGAAATTGAAGTTGAAGAGAGTTTACCTCCTCGAACACTCAGTATTTCAGCAGTAATTTCTGGAAAAAATAGTATTGAGGATAACAAACTGAGAAAGAATTTATTGAAAACTTTTAATCCAAAATTAAGTGGAACCATCGTTTATGAGTCATATGGAAAAACTTATGAAATTGATGTCAAAATTGTTGAGGGGTGGGTAGATGAAATCGATTCTACATCACACCTTTGGAAGGGTTCAGTTTCTTTTTTAGCTTTATATCCTTTATGGCGGGATACATCTGGTTCATCATATACAGTTCAGCTAGGGCAGGTTATTAGTGAGTTTTCTTTTCCGTTAAGTATTACTGATAACTTTAAATTTGCGACTGTTGAAGCTGGAAAAGAAGTCGAAGTAATTAATCCAGGACATGTTTCTGTAGGTATGGAGTTAAGTATAGAATGCATTGCAGAAGTAGTAAATCCACGTATTTATAATCCATATACTCAAGAATGGTTTGCATTTAATTGGACTTTTTCAGGAAAAGACACTATCTATCTCAACACAAATGAGAATAAAAAGCAGGTGTTGATAAATGGGGAGAACGGTTTTTTCAAGCGTAAATTAGGTTCTAAATTTTTGCAAATTAGTAATTTGGAAACGAACTATTTTATTTTAGAGGCAGAAAAAGGTGTTGAAAATATGATTGCGGAAATGAAATATTCGCCATTATTTACGGGGGTCTGCTAGTGGTTATAAAAAGAGAATTAACAATTGAAGTATTTTCAAGGAAAGAAAATTTTACCTATCAATCTGAAGGTTTTTTAGATAATTTTAAAAGCTGTATTGTAAATTGGAGGGCTTATAATTTTGATGTATTCCAACTCAGTATGCCTTGGAATACTACCTTACTTAAATATCTTAAACCAGATAATATTTTGTCTATCAATGATTGTTTTTTCTTCATTGAAACACCAAGTTATGATAGTAGCAGTTCAAAATTTCTAACACTTAAAGGAAAAAGTCTTTTTGGGAAAGCTACAAAGAGGATTATCTTACCTTCTTATTCTACAAATGCAAATAAAGCAGAGAAAATTATGTACGATTTAATCAATAAATATGTTACTTCTGCTAATTCGGATAAAAGGTACACTTATTTAAGTGTTGAGTCACCTCCAAATTTAACTCTAACACCCTTACCTTATCAAAACAGTTATGGAGATGTAGCCACTGAGGTTGCTACATTAGCTGAGAATAACCAAATTTGTATTAAAGAAATACCTGTTGACTTAGAAAGTCCTAAAGCTGTGATTCAGCTTTATAAGGGAAGAGACTTGAGTGGAGATGGTGGGGTAGAGTTTGATTTGGATAATGGAGGATTGAAATCAGAGTCTTTTACCAGAGATATTTCTGATATGGCAAATGTTGCTTATGTTTTTGGAGAAGGTGAAGGGGTAGCACGAAAAAATGTAGTTGTGTATGCAAATAATACGATACCTAAGGGTGTTGATAGAGCAGAACTTTATGTAGATGCTCGAGATTTACAAAAGACATATACAGATGATAAAGGAAAAGAAATAAAGTTGACGGATTCTCAGTATTTAGAACAGTTGAAGCAGCGAGGAAGAGAAAAACTTGCAGAACATGCTGAGATTATCCAGATAGGGGGAGAAGTTAACTTTAATAACTTGAATTTTCAATATGAAAAAGATTATCAAGTAGGCGACACTGTGAGGGTAACTAATACAAGATTTGGATATTCAAAGGCATCTGTTTTAACAGAAATGCAAGAAACCTGGGATGAATCTGGTTATCATCTAGATCCAACCTTTGACAAGGATCGTGTTTCATTAACAAAAATTATAAAAAGAAAGTAGGAAAAAATGGCAGTTTGGACATTCCCGTTAAAATCAATTAATGGCAGTAATATGTATAGTGATAAAGATTTTAGGCGTTTTTACGCCAATATCTTTAGTTCAGGTATCATTCCGAATGTAGATTTTGAAGAGAATTTATCTCTGCAAGTTTTGCAAACGGAAATCCCTTCAATGAGCATTCGTGTAGGACCTGGAGTAGATATGATAAATGGTGGCCATATTATGAACACTAATTTTAAATCTTTTTCTGTTCCAGCACCGCTCACAACTCAAAAGCGGATTGATTGTATTGTTGTACAGTGGAACGAATCAACAAATAGTGGGGATATTATTTACAAGAAAAATACAACACAAGTTATTCGTAGCCAAAGTATATGGGAGCATAAGTTAGCAGAAGTAGTTGTTCCAGCAAATGCTACAAGTATTTCACAAGTAAATATTAAAGATACGAGAGCAGATCCGGAAGTATGTGGTTATTCTTCTCCATTTGAACAAATTAATGTAGGAGATTTAGCAGCACAGTTTAGAGCGTTGACTGATTCATATAGTTTAGAATTTCAAGAATGGTTTCAAAATTTGAAAAATCAACTGGACGATAACCAAGCAGCGAATCTCCAAAATCAGATTGATAACTCGATTCATGATAGGGGCCAAGTTCCTAAAGGTACAGATTTAGACTTGCTTATTAAGGCTGGGTTTTATGTGGCTTCAGATATTGTGCCGGATATAGAACTTATGAATTATCCGAAAGGAATAAGCTTAGATAATACTGGTACTATCTATGCTCAAATTGTTGTATTTAAAAATGCATCTAGCACAATGATTAAGCAAGTGTTTTATGATCAACAATCTACAGACGAATATACACGTTCGTATGCTAATAATGCATGGCAGGCATGGCAAAAAGTTGCAACCACAGATAATATTGAAGAAATCACGGCGGGGAATACAAATGAATTCATTCCCTTAACTATGGCTAAGGGATTTACAGCTAATCGAGCTGAATATTGTATCAAAAATGGTTGGATTTTCATTACTGTTCAAGGAGCTAGACCGAATTCTACAGTTACTGGTAAGAGTTACTATACCTTCTTAACATTGCCCACGGCAATTACTGCTCATATCACTCATAATGAGGGTTTTATGTGGAGTAACTTCCAAGGTGGTGGGACAACATATTCAGGTGGTATTTTAACTAATGGTCAAGTACAACTTTATCTCACGCCTACGAGTAACTCTCTTGCAAGTAACCATAGATTTAGTTTTAACATGGTGATACCAATGAGAAATACTTAACTTAATAAAGGAGAAGACATTGAATGCATTAATAGAATTTTTTCGAACGATAACAGGAGTGGAGCTTTCTTATGTCTTGTTGTTCATGGTGGTTATTGATATTGGCTTTGCGGCTTATGCTCGAAAGAGCATTATCTCAGATTCTTTAAAGAAAGCGGCTTTGTTTAAGCTGGGCTATGCGCTTGTTCCGGTTGTGGTGAGCTATGGAGAAAGGGGGATTGATTTGTTTGAGCGAACTACTCCAGCAGGACGTGATTTGGTTGTAGTAGTAGTGTCTCTCTATTTTATTTTGATTTTAATAGCTGAGATGGTAAGTATCGCCAGTTACTATAAAATCATCAACCCGACAGCCACAAACTTTATTACGCGATTTGTGGATCGTGTTGCCCCTGCAGAAGTAAAAGCGAAAATGGATAAGTTAGGTTTGAATGACTTGTTAAACGAAGAAATTAAAAATATGGAGGATAAAAACAAATGAATATTAATCTCAAACAATATGCCAGTATGGCTACAACAGTGTTGACTGCTTTAGGTGTTCTTTATACGGCATTGAGCCAAATTTGGGGCTTGCCTTATGGTTCAGAGGTTGTCAATACAACGCTCGCCATTGCGGCCTTTATTGCTTCTGTTCTTGGACTTAATACTGCTAAGAGTGTAGTGAGTGGGAATAAAGGCGAGGCTAATGAAGGAGTAGAAGGTGGTAATATCTAATGCAGAGGCCTTGAAACTTCTTCAAGGACGTGTGGGAACTAAGGTAGGGAACGGTATGTGTGGCTCTTTAGCTTCTCAAATGCTGGAATATGTAGCTGGTTACTCCT